CCTCGGTTAGCGTGGCCACGTACTTTTCTGGCTATTTGCTCAACAGTATCGCCCAGCAGGAAACCTTGCCGAACAGTATTACTGATACGCGTTAACCGGTCTGATTCCAGATTAGACGCCCATTCACTTAGCAATCGCCCCTGGAACGGTCGAGCCATTGCAGCGGCATAGACAACATCAGGTGAAATGCCAATGAGAGGATGAGTATCAGTCACAAATGTTGGGATTACATGGTCAAACAGCCCCAACTGGTAACCAGACTCTTGCTGAGCGAATCTGAATAGTTCGTCAGATAGGTCGCTAGTCATTGCACCGATAGCCTGAGCATTAGCATCACGAACGCTTCCAAGCAAAGCCTCTAAGCGAGTCACAGTGAAGCTATTCGCGTCGAGGCCATCCATTGCCACCAGCAGACGTGCAGCAATCTCTGCATCGCTCTCGTTCAGGATATTCACCATTCGACTGGCGACACCTGTGCTGTACCGGCTTACCCAGATTGCATGCGCTATCGACTCATCGCGGAGTTGCTCATTCGCTGTTGCCATTGTTATTACCTGTCAGCGTAGGCGGCTGATTTCTCAGCTCATCGATAACCATTTCCGGTTTGGCGTCAGGGTCAATGAACTTGAGAGCCTGGAGCGCACGAACGGCATCAATTTGTCTGATGTCGCCCCCCTGCCGGAGAGACTGGATAGCCTGAGCAGCAACCGAATCGAATGCTTTCGCCGACGCTTCAAGCTCAGTCCTGACATCAACGTTGCCGCCAGTCTGCTCACCAATCCATTCAGCCATAATCTGGAGAATGTTATCCAATGCATCTTCCAGCGAACTGGCCATGGTGTAGAGCGGGGAATTCTCCTGCATCCGCTCTTCATTGGTCTGATCAACCGACTTGGTGGATGAATTTTCAGTACGCAGCAGTTTCGCCCCGGCTTGCCGCATCTGGTTTTCGAGGTCATCAAGAGAGGTTTTACCGGATCCAATTGCAGAGCCGGTGTGCTCAACGTATTCAAGCCCCTGCTTTGAGCGGTCACTGAACTGTGTAGCGGTTGATGAGCCGATAGTTAGTTCTTCGCCCTCAGCCAGCCCAAATACCGTAAGAATCGGCACCCTGGCTACGTGCAGGATGTTGTCTTGCTCACTCTGTGACTGCCAGTGTTTGATATTCAGGTTAGCGAGGTTAAGTAACGGTGGTGAGCCGCGCATAAAGCCAGTGCGTTTGGTATATAGCGTTACCAGCGGGATATCATCGCGTGATGTTGCCCATTCTTCATGAAGCGACCATATCGATTCGCCATCATTGCCAGTGATTTTCCGGTAAATCTCCACCTTGCGCGGCATAATATGACGGATCTGCTCGACTTTCGTCTGCCCGTAATCATCACCATCAACGATGATGGTTTCACGAATACGCAGATCGGTAAGAATAACCTTCCCACCCTCGACCCTCGACCGCCAGCCGATAACCTGCCGCGGATTAAGCATCGTTACATATGGTCGAGCACCGCTTTTCTTCTCATCCGCTTTTGTCTTTACTGCTTCCGGGTCGGTTTTCGGATAATCAACCAGCGCATGCACCAGGCCATACTGGAAACCTATGTTGAAGAACTGCTGCCCCCATACATCCAAGCGGTTACCTTCCATATCGATGTTTTGAGTGAGTTCTATAATGGCATCTGGCGTATCATCACTAAGACCTGTTGGCTCCGCAAAAACTCGCCCAAGATTCTGTTTAATCGCCTCTTCATAAGCCGGTAACAGAGTGGCGACTTTCAGACGTTCTTTGTATGACTCCTTGTCCTCTTTAGGCCATTTAGGGAGAAATGTTTCCCCCTGCCGGCGCATCTCAAGTGTACCACCCATCAGTGCATCGTTAATATCCCACGCCTCAACCATGTCGTTATAGTCGAGGTTGGGAGTAGAGATATCAGGCATAATTTTACATCCGAAGTTGGGTTACTTTGCCGACTGTCTTCGGCGGATTATGAAGCGCTGCGTATCTGGTTGCATCCCAGTCATGATCTTCTTGGGTGGTGTCAACATCGTCAGGCTTCTTGGTGTCACGAACCAATACCGGAATACGGCTTATCCACCCGCGACAGTGATCCATGACATAGAACGCTGGTTTTTCTGGCATGCCTGATTCAGTTTTCTTACCTTCAATCACCGCCTCAAGCATGTCAGCGAATAATGATGCGCCGTTAATGCGAGAACCTGGTTTTTTGTCCGCTGGTAGCCATTTGACGCCTTGAGCCTCCATCTTTTGCGCGATTGAAAGCTCGTTATCGCCAGTGTTGAAGATTGAGCCATCAGCAGGGCCTGGAATAATCTTTTTGCAGATGCTTGGGATGATGTGCATCTGCCCCTTTCCTTGCACCTCTTCCGGCTCTTCCACTTCTTCGCCTGTGAGTCGCTTATCAATCCATGCAACGCCTTTAGCCACGTTTGTGGATGACATATTCAGCCCCTTGTTGAGTTCGTCAGGCGGACAGCCATACCACTCTCCAATGAGTATCAGCGAACCAGCCGGAGGGCAGAAAGTGCGACCATCTGGAAACGTTGCCGTCGTGCCGTCAGCGCGAGCCCACCATAGATTAGAGAAAGGCTTAGATTCGCCCCAGTCATGCGACCGATCTACAGTCCAGCTATCAGGTATACGGAACGACTTGATAACGTGAAGGGATGCATTCCACAGATGGTCGAATCGTCCGCCGCTGGTCACATCCCATGAGCCCTCAACCCACGCCTTGCGCCGATTAGGGTCTTTGATGGACATTAGGGTTGCGATGTACTGCGGATCGAGATACGGGTTTTCTTTAAATGAGCCATGGATAGCAACGCGAGTCAGCGTCACATCCTCTTCTTTCTCGGTCTGCGGATTAAACACCTTCTGCGTTTCACGAATGATAGTTCCGCGCGGAGCTGGCTCAATGAATCGCTTCTTTACCCATGTATGGCCTATGCCAAACGGGTTGGTCGTACTGAACGTCTCTAGCGGTATTGATTTAAGTAGCATCCCGCCTTCGAGTGGATAATCCGCTGGCCTGAACGATGAGCGGCGACAAGAGAACATCATTTCGTAAAACTCAGGGGATGGCTGCTTAGTCAGTTCGTTAAAGCCGATGAAAGGGAACTCCTGCCCGTGATAGTCCCAATAGTCACTTTCTTCCTTGCCGAACCGGAACAAGAGTTCTTCACCTGTAGGCCATACCCAGCGTAACTCTGAAGCTGATGCCAAGTAGCGAGCGCCGTCATTAAACAGCCGGTACATACGCTTTGACTGAGTAATGATATCGGTGAGGTTTTTATACTCAGTATCAAAAATCACACCACGCCAGAATGAGCCGTAACCCAGACCAACCAGCCGCCGAAAACGAGCTAACTGCGCCGCAGTCTTACCCGGCCCTCGCGTTCCCTCGTAAAGTATTTCGTTACAAGGGCAACTCAGAGAGAGTGATTGTGATCCGGGCAGCGGCTTCCATACGGCTTTGTATGTCATCCACCTAAAACCTCGCTCTGTTGCTGTTGAGCCGCTTTTTCCCAGTCATCCACGCTAGTGCAGGACGGGACAGGCATAATATTGTGAGTCGCAGTGACCTTCTGCTCTATCTGCTCTTTGAATGCCTGCACCTTAACGTGCTTACCGAGCAATTCGAGGTTCTTAACCTTATCTGGCCACTTAATTTTTTTGAGGATCGTCTCTGTGGTCTTCTCGTCGAAATCCTGAATGGTGATTGAGATGTCTATCCCTTGAAGCGTGATGCGCCATACCTTTGGCCATTCGCTGATAGTCTTAAGCGTTCCGTCATCACGCAAGATATCCAACACGTCCATCTGGTCAATCTCAACCAAGCGCCGGAGCACATAATCAGCATCAACTCCCACGTCTTCGTTGCGTTTTGCCTTGAGCTCGGAGATTCTGTTTCGGATGACAGCTTTTGACAGCAACTTGGTCGCGGTACGGTTTGCAGTTTTGACGCTGTACCCCGCCCGAATAGCCGCTTGTGTGGCATTTAAATCGATGAGGTACTCGCGACAGAACATTTCTTGTTTGTCGGTGAGTGCCATTTCAATACCTTAAGGAAAATAAATGAGCGAAGAATATAAAAAAGAGCTTGGAATTCCTGCCGAACACACCCTTGAGCATGTATCTTCAGAATTCAAGGGGGCAAGAAAAGGTCAAGATACTGATATTTATATATATAAAGAACTGAACGCTGCCGGGGAGCATATCGCAACCTATGAAGTTAAGGACTCAACTTCAACCTATCCCCCGTTTGGCAGGACTATTTCACACAGTAAAATAATCAAATAATGACACCCAGCTAAAAGCAGGCGGTCATATTATTGATCGCCATTCAGAACATTCCTCTATGTGTCGTTTATATAACCCCTGGGGTTTTGATACAGAGGCATTCGTAAACTTATATAAAACTCTGAAAAGGCCACCTCACGACGACCTTTGCGGAGCTTTCTACTATTCGGTTTCGCCATTCAGAACAGCCAGAGACTCGACTGATTCCTGAACCGCCTTAATAGTGCGAGCAACAATATCGTTCTCACCGTAGTTCCGATTGTATTGCTGGATGAAGAGTCGAGTTTTGAATACATCATCACCAGTAAATGCTTTAGCCTCTTTTACTGCGGCAGTGTCGTATTGCAGAGTTTGTAGCAAATTAAGTTGCTCAGTTTGCAGCGGTGTAATTTCTGACATATGTCCTCTTTGTTATTGGTTAGTCGCAGCGTTCGCCACGCCTCGCGGAGTTGCTTGGCCACTTACTGTCGTTACAGCCATTAAGATGTGGTCACCTCCTGCTAGGTTGCGCAGTCTGGCCTTGTCGGGGATGTTTGGGTGGTGCTGGAGAAATCAAAAATAAGCTTTTGCGGGACAATAAAAAACCGCCCGGAGGCGGTTTCTAACTACTAAATCACTCTATAACGGATAGCTATTAAAGAGTGGTCATCAATCGGCCCATTCTTTTCAATGCGCCTGTAGAGGCTCGAAGCAAAACTCGCAGGGTTGGAAATAGTATTCATTGAAAATCTTGGACGCCTATCCCAAAAAGCATGAGCTCCATCTGACATTAAATAGACACAACATTCTTCTCTTTCATCCAGCAATTCTTCATGGGGTATAAACATCTGCTGAAAATCTAATGGAATTGCGTTGGCAATTGCAGTAGTCAAGGTATTTTTACCCGGTAAATTCTTGAGTTCATTCTTACTGAAAATTTTGTCATCCAGTAATTTCTGGTGTTGAGTATGATCTTTCGTAACCTGCTTTAGTCTCGCTCCATCCTTAACATACAATCTGCAATCACCGATATGCCCTATGTGAAGACCGATATCATTGATAAAACAAAACGTGAGAGTCGTAGCAGCATGTGAGAATTTTATATTTTCTGCGGAAAGGGATGATACGCCCTCTTTCAGAGATATAAACAAATCAGACATGTTCTGCAGATTACCTTTTGTAACAAGTTCAGGTAGTTCTTTGATCGCAGATTGCGACGCAAACTGTGCTCCATCGTAAGAACCAACTCCATCCGCAACAGCCATCAACAACCCATCGTTTATAAACACTGGCGGTAAAATGGTGTCTTGGTTCTCACGCCGAATATCTTTGGAATGTGAGAACAAGCCGCATGTCAACAACTCAATCATAATCCATTCCCTTTAACTATTTTCTCTAAGTCATTGAGCATTTCATGAACAGTTGCATGTCGCTTGGTCGGCTTTCTCGCAGTACTTTTAGTTATGAGATCGTCAACCCCAGGCACAGCACTCAAGTCCATATCCTCAATTAAAACCCCTAAAGCGAAAATATCTGTTTTTTCTGAGTATATTCCAGCAAAAACTTCAGGAGCCATATATCGCTCAGTTCCCATTATTGAGGCAACTTTCGTTATAACTTCTGATTCGGCTTTTTTATCTGCATTCTTCACCAACCCAAAATCTGAAATTTTGTATGTGCCATCAGCAAACCTTAAGACGTTTTGAGGCTTAAGATCCCGATGCCAGTAGTCGTGATCATGTAGATAAGCTACCCCTTCCAGTACCATTCTAATAGCATTAATTCTATCTCGAATCGTCAAATGACCAGCAGCCAACCCAGCAACAAGGTCACTTTCAGCAAGATCCATAACGAACCAAGGACTATCACCCTCAAGATGGTGGATATAAATTGGTACAATATTTTTATGCGAGCAAGCAGCCTGGTACATAACCTCACGCTCAAACCTGCGTATAAATTCATCTCGATATGATGGATCTTGCAGAGCAAAAACCTTACGAGCATAAAAACCACAGATTCCGCCATCAGAATTTTGTAACTCTACTTTTTCTACGTATCCAAAACCGCCTTTTCCGATTCTTTCTAATGGCTTTATTACATAATTGCCGTGCACTTCGTCCATCGTAAAAAACCCAATAAGTATCTCGATTAGTAGATATTACACCAAAATTAATCTATTAGAGATTATTCTGATT